GCAAAGGTTTCTCCTTACCTGTGCGGGGAACACCCATTTAAGCCAGATGATCAGTGTCCAGCTTGCAACCAACCTGATGCGATCTATAAGAAGGTCGTTTATAAGTTTCCTATTATAAACGAGGCCCAAGCAGAATATACAAGTGAAAAGATTAAAGATACATTAACTTACATGATCAAGTTTATGCTTGCGCCGCGCTCTCGTGGAGACCTATCCAAGCTAACAAATTTAGTTTGTGCTACTAGTGCTCTAATGATTAAAGTTCGTGTTGCTAATCTGCCAGCTACTAAGTATGCCTATAAGTTCGCTCCTCCTCCTCCTAACGTGGCATCTGTCATATGTTCAATGATGATTTATTCATCACGCAGACACTATTGCGATGTAAGCATTGTCATAACTGACGGCATTCCAGAAACTATTTGTTCTGGATGCGGCGCACATTACACATATTGGGAAGCTGCTGCCATGTTGAACATTAAAGACAAAAATGTGCCATTTTCTTGTCTGCGCTGCAAAAATGAGGTGCGCATCGATTCTCGGTTTGGTGAGTTCGGTTTTCATGAAACTCACTTAGCTGGTCACTCTCGTGTGGGCGTTGCCAAATTGCTGGGACATTTCGTCAGAGAGACAGTCAACCAGCCTTACGAACCGTCCTTTTTTCCTATGTTGTCAAATGCACTTAAGATCATGCATTCTGATTGTATCCCGCACAAGTACGGTAGTGTAGATCCGCCGGATTTCCTTGAACACACCGTTGTGGATACAAAATTTACTTCCCCAGGTGTTGTGGTTAATTTGCCTCCTGGCGTCAAGAAGTATCAGCTCTCTGGCGCAATGAATGCATACATTACTGATATGATTCATGAAATGGATCAGGTCGATGGCCTTGCTGACAAGTACAGGGTCGCAACTTCCAGAATTAACAACCTTATGCAAACGTCTGTTAAACAAGAGGTGCGTGCTGCTCCGTATGACTTTGCCGCTGGTGCATATTATGCCAAGGAAGGAGAGAGAATGTTCTTCATAGTAAACTTTCTCCTCACTACACTTATCAGGATGATTATGGGTCCTTTTTCGTCTACTGGTGGAGTTGGCACTCCGGAAAAGAACGTTCCGTCAGCCGTAGGCATGTCTTTCTTTGGTGAGTCTGCAATAGCGTTTGTCAGTGAAATGACAAAAATGAAAGCTTCTGACCTCAATTTTGTCTCTTCTAAGGATCAACTCGATTTCAAGTTGGCCACATTGAACAAAACCATTTTAGATAAGTGGATAATTGCTGAAAGCGACATTTCAAAGTGGGACGTTTCCATGTTGGCATCTCTCTTATCTTCTGTTTCACGATCTTTCCTGCCCTTTTTCAAGATGAGGAAGGATTACACTGGAATGAACTTCATGGCAATTTTCGCTCGTTACATTGAATGCCACAAATACAAGGTTTTTAATTGCCCTTCTGGTGAAGGTTGGTATGCTGTCGCATCTAGTATGATGAGTGGCTCATGGGATACCAGCTTTATGAACACCATGTGCAATTACGTGTCACAGGTTGTTTGTATTATGGAGATTATGCCTGGCTTCTTCGAGCGTAGTGATTATCACGATCACATTTCCATTAAAGTGTTTGGTGACGACAATTTGTCCTTTTACTCACG